GATGAGCAACACAAAAAACTACCATGCCCATGGGGGTAATGAGTTGGTAATCGGCGGGAAGCTGACTTTCCTGCCCGGCGCAGTCGTCGAGGGCGCGGAGGGGCTGTTCGACCTGCCGGACGCGGAACTCCTCCAAGCCCCCATCGTGCCCTGCGTTCCCGCAAGCGAGGCAACGACGGTCGCCCAGCTGCGGGACAGCTTCAATCAACTGATCGCGGCCATGAAGGAAACCGGAGTCATGGCCACCGAGCCATCAGATGCCGCTGGCCCGGAGCCGTAAGGCGGTGATCGCATGATCGTGACCGTTGAGGAAGTAAAAGTACATCTTCGCGTCCAATACGACGAAGAGGACGAATATCTGGAGGGCCTCATCCGGCAGGCGCAGGCGGCGGCCGAGGACTACTGCCGCGTCGAGTTTGAGGATGTGGCCCCCGAACCCGTGCGGCTGGCGGTGCTGCTCATGGTTTCGTTTTTATATGAAAACCGCGACCTCCCGGATAAACAGGTCTATCTCACCACCCGCATGGCGTTTGAGAACCTGCTGTACCCGCACCGTGACGTAAACCAAATGTTTTAAGGAGGCGGCCCGAATGCGCGGTTACAAGAACTTCGAGGCGAAGCCGCATCCGGGCAGCCTCCGCAATCTCGTCGAGATCGGCTACACCGAGAACGCCATTAACGAAAACGGATACCCCGACCCGACGGACAAAGTGCTCTGCACGGTTTGGGCGGCTGCTCTTGACGCCGGAAACCAGCACTTCCGGGCGGCAGACACTGTCAACACCGAAGCGGTGATCAACTTTACGATCCGGTATCGGGCTGACATCGCGCCCGGCATGTGGGTGCGGTTCCGGGGCGAGAAGTGGCTCATCTCCACGTTAGGCGAGTACGAGTTCAAGCGGCAATACCTCGGCTTGAAGGCGTCCATTGTAAAGGGTGTGAGCTAGATGAAGCAAGTACAGGCTGCTCTTTCAGCAATCGATATCCCGGTGTTCGCGGGTATCTGGCGGCCTACCGGGGGCGGAACTTCCGTGAGCAGCGATCAACACCCGCCCGTGCAGTACGCGGTCTACTCGTCCACGACTACCGAAGCGTCCCATCACGACGACCGCGTCACTTCATACCGAACCTATGTCTACTTGAACCTGTGGAGTGTCGTCGATCCTACGGAGATGGCTATGCTCATTCGAAACGCCATGTACGCCGCAGGGTTCTCTATGGTTGAGGAATCGGACAAGGGGTATAATCAACCGGCCTATGATACCGCGTCCCGGCAGTACACGGTTCAATGGACGTGGTGCCTGAGAACGGAGGCTGACCATGCCGACTGAACTTCGCGGGTTCGGTGACCTCACTAACGACATAGTGAACATGGCGGCGGCGCTCGAGGATGGGCCGGGCGTGAAGCGAGCGCTTCAGGCGGGCGCGGTTCCCATAGAAGATCAGATGAAACGCAACGCCTCCAACGACCCTAAGATCATAACGGGCGAACTGTACGGTTCCATCCGAACCGGCAGCGTTAAGGGCGGACAACGCGGTAAGAGAATAACGATAGGCGTGCATCACCGAGATAACGCCGCCCGGTTTGCGAATCCTCTCGAATTCTCGCGCCCAGATAGGGCGTTGGTGAAAGTAGCTTAAGGCACTACGCCGCACGATAACGCGGCACTCAACCTGCCCAACCGAAAGGCGAAAGCTGGCACGGGACAATCGCATGGCAGGAAAGCGGGGAGTTGCCCATAGGCAGTGGGGCAAGACGTACCTGCAATGAGAAACAGACATGAGGAATAAGCTGAATTGCTGAACGTGAGTTTCGAGTTCCCGTTAGTTGGAGGGCGAGGGTAATCTGTCTGACACCCTCGATACGACGACTACACATTACCGAATTCGATGTGTAGGTTATCAATAACGTCGTATAACGTGCTGGAGAGCCAGTGCAAAAGGAACGAAAGCGACTCCGATAGTCTGTATGCCTAACATCAACGCTAACTGGGGATTGCCTAAGTCGGAATGCCTGCAAAGGCTATACGCATCGGCGTTGAATATCCGATATGGCAACGGAGCGTCCATAGTAGTCCGCGGTGGGTAATGACCACCACATGGCGAAGGGACGCAGTTGGTACGTACCAAAGTCAAAACTGATTAGGGAGGAATACCTCACATGGAAACATCGGATAGATCGACCATGAAACCAACAGTTGCGATTTTGGAAAACATCCGTCAAGTCTCATGGAAGAACAAGGACGAAGTTTTCACCCGACTTTACCGTTACCTGCTACGACCGGATATCTACTATCACGCATATCAGAACTTATACGCTAACAGCGGCGCGGCGACTAAGGGTGTAAATTCGGATACCGCAGACGGGTTCAGCGAGCGAAGAGTAGAAAAACTCATTCAATCACTGGAGGATGGTAGCTATACACCGCTACCTGTGCGCAGGACATACATTCCCAAAAAGAATGGAAGTCTGCGACCGCTGGGGATTCCCACATTTACGGATAAACTGGTACAAGAAGCCCTGAGAATGATACTGGAAGCGGTTTATGAACCAATCTTCCTGCCATCGTCACATGGCTTTCGCCCGAACCGTAGTTGCCACACGGCGCTAAAGGATATCAAACACGGGTATCCCGGAACGAGATGGTTCGTCGAGGGCGATATCAAAGGATTCTTTGACAATATCGACCATCAAGTGCTCGTGCAACTTATTAGCGTGAAGGTCAAGGATTCACGGATAGTCCAGCTACTGAACAAAATGCTAAAAGCGGGGTATCTGGAGGATTGGCAGTACAATCGCACTTTTAGCGGGACACCGCAAGGTGGGATTATCTCGCCGTTGCTCGCAAATATCTATCTGCATGAATTGGATAAATTCATGCTCAACCTGAAAAGTGGTTTTGATAAACCCAAGGAGAAAACGTTCGCGCCAGCCTACATGCGTGTCGTGGGTAGAGTGCATCACATCAGTACGCTCCTGAAGAAGGAGTCAGACCCAGACAGGGTCGCTCAGCTAAGGCAGGAGCAAAAAATGCTGAGGGCACAAATGCTACGGCTACCTGCGAAATCGCAGACTGACAAGCGCATCGTATATGTTCGTTATGCTGATGATTTTCTTGTCGGCATCAACGGCAATAAGGCCGAATGTGAAGGACTCAAAACTACTATCAAGTTGTTTTTAGCGGAACATTTGAAGCTGGAGCTTAGTGATGATAAGACCTTAGTAACCCACAGTTCTGAATATGCAAGGTTTCTTGGTTATGATGTTCGTGTACGCAGAAACAATCAGGTTAAAGCTCATGGCAAGTACACTCAACGAACCCTCAACAATAAGGTGGAGTTGAATGTGCCGCTGACCGACAAGATCGAGCGATACTTGTTTGACAGGAAAGCGGTTATCTGGGAAAACGGTAAGCTGCGCCCGATACATCGAGGCGCCCTTGTGACCATGACAGACCTTGAGATCCTGACGATCTACAACGAGGAACTTCGTGGTATCTGTAACTACTATCACATGGCCAGCAACTTTGGCAAGCTCAACTATTTTGCGTACCTGATGGAATACAGTTGTCTGATGACGCTGGCCTCCAAACATAAATCCTCCATCTCTAAAATCCGCACGAAGTATCGAGATGGACGGGGTAAGTGGTGCATCCCTCACGAGACCCGGACGGGCACGAAGCGGATGTACTTTGCGAACTATCAGGACAGCAAGAAAATAAAGGTTGCCAGTGACATAATTCCACGCGTCGTACCCCGGACAATCAAAACGACCAGTTCGTTTGAGAGTCGTCTGAAGGCGAAGCAGTGTGAATTTTGCGGACGCACAGATAGTGAGAACTACGAAATCCACCACGTTAGGAAGCTGAAGGATATTAAAGGTAAAAGTATGTTGGAACAGGTAATGATCGCGCGAAAACGCAAAACCATCGTGTTATGCGTGGAGTGCCATCACAACCTGCACAACGGCAAGGCTTGATTGATAGAGTACCGAGGGAGAGCCGGATATATCGAGAGGTATAAGTCCGGTTCGAGGGAGGGGGTGCGCAGACCTGCTTTTGAGAGGAAGCAAGGCGGCGCATACCTACTCTACGGGCACGGCGGCCCGGCACCCGCCCCGGCTCACCCCTTCGCCCGCCCGGCCTTTGACACGAGATCGAACGATGCTTATGAAGAGATCAAGCGCGTTCTGCGCGACGAATTGAAGACCAAATAAGGAGGATTTTCTCATGCCCAATCCCACCGCTTCCCCGGCCGTAGCATCCACAATCGGCCTGAAGAACATGGTACTGGCCCCGCTCATCGAGGACACGGAGACCACGCTGTCGTATGGCCCGCTGCAACTGGTGGCGGGCGCGGTCGAAGCGTCCATTTCCCCTGAAAACGCCGATCCCGAGGTATTTTACGCGGACGATATCGAGTTTGACGTCACGTACCCTGATCCCGAACTCAGCTTCAAGACGAAAATCGCCGACATCCCGCTAACTATTCAGGAGATGATCTTCGGCAACAAAGTCGACGATAACGGCGTGCTCATCCGCACCGCCGGGGATAAACCGCCGTATTTCGCCATCGGTTTCATGAGCGAGAAGTCCGACCATAAATTCAGGTACGTATGGCTCTTCAAGGTTCGTGCCAAGCCGGTCACCGAGTCGTACCAGACGAAAGAGGGCACCAGCATCACCCGCCAGACCGGCGAGGTGGAATGGGTCGCCATTAAACGCACCAAAGATGGCCAGTATCAGGCCGTGGCCGACGAGGGAGAAAATGGTTTT